AATAATACTTTTGATTCAGCATTTTACGTTTATATTTGAAGCCTAAATGTATAAGCAGTGTCTGCGACGCATCAAAACCTATACGTGATTCGCTCCGCATTTTTTTTATGCCGTATTTAGCTGCAATTAAGTAAAGCATTGTACGGAAACCCTGCAAGGCGGTTTTTTTGTATTTTGCAAATTCAGGCGAAAAAACACCCCACATATTGCCTTTGCCGTTTGGCCGCAGTCTTATTCCAGCTGCGCCTAAAAGTATTTCATGCGAATCTGAAAGTTTGATTACACCCGTATAGCAAGGTCCTTCATTTATATTGTATCTGGCGGTTTTGATAATATCTTCTCTGCTGCCAACAGCATCAGAGTCTATTGGATTTTGGCAAAGTCGCATTGCGTCTTGTACTGTAAATTTTCTGAATTTAATTTTCATATTAGTATGTTTCATATTCTATATAAATTGCCCTGATAGTCATTGGCAGGGGTTTAGATTGTACTACGCAGGCACAACCTTCATAAGAGTTACCCTGTAAAAAACGACAATTTTTTATACCGGTAAACAGCTCCGTTTTTTGGTTAGGCTGAGTATCAGTCTTTCTGAACGGTATTTCTTCAAGGCTGTCCGACCTGCTGCCGTATTGAGCTCCGAGTGTTTCGAAAAAATTAAACCCTATGCCTGTTATTTTTTTTATTTTGGGTCTGATACTACCTTCCTGTAATTGATAATCGAGAGGCATTGTTTGCACTGTAGAAGTATAATTCAGGCCTGCGTGTACAACACTTGCATAATACGGCAGTGTTATTTTTCCGTTTGATACAGTTGCCGTTGATATTCTGCAGCCGTCTGCCAGCACTGTAACTTCCCGGCCTTCAAGATGATCAAGATTTGCGAATGTATTTTCGACTACCCTTACAGTTCCGCCGCTCAAATAATCGTCGAAATTTTCGCTGGTTATGTAAGTGGTATCGGTCTTGTCCTTAAGCTTGAATGTAAGGTTTGCAGCATTGGCATTAGAAACTGTGTAAACGCCTGACAGCTGTGTCATTCCCTCGACATCTGAAATTTGCACTTGAACACCGTCAATGATGTTATCATTCCAGCTGTCCACCGTTACAACAACGGGGTTGGACTTAGATATATTTGTGATATTTACAGCCTGACCGCTGTTATAGGTTAGTCCGCTGTCAACGAAAAAGCAATCCGACTGCTGCTGGCCCCAGTCCTGCGGACTGAATACCTCAATATATCTTCTGATTTGGCCGTTTATTGTTCGTTTGACTATTACCCATACTTCATCTTCATCTGTGCCTGGAATTACCGCAACGTGTTCGAACTGTCCTTCGGTCACAATCCTTGACCAGCCGATAACATCTTGTTCGCGTGCATAAGTCATAACGGCGATATTACCGCTGTTCAGTACACAATAAACATTAAAGTTGGGCCGTTTCTGGGCTGCGAATTGTGTGATGCCGTCTTCTGTAATATGCGATGAAAGTATAGTCATATCGGGGCTGACATATCTGTCTTTTTCGTAAGAATACGCAAACTCTCTTACCTTTTTGCCGCCGCGTTCGATATAAAGCGCTGCATCATCGGCCAAAATTGCCGGTATATCGGCTGAACCGCTTGTCGTTTGAGTGCGATATTGTACATTGGTTGGAGTTATCGGGTCATCTATGCTTGAGGCCGACAGTTTGCCTGTGCCGGCAAGTGTTCCCATCAGAATAACGTTCTGTGACAGCAGCCATTGAATTTGGTTTTGACCCGGCAGCATATATATCAGAGCGCTGTCTGCATTTGAGCCTGACAGCATATTCTCGTAATCGGACGACTTTGTTGCCCATATTGTTTGCGGATATGTTTTAGAGGCCGCAAAAAACAGCCTCTCTTCATGGAAACAAATTGTCTGCGGCCATCCGTCTTCATAACTCCAGTAGCCCTTTGCCCATTTTTTGGTTGGGCTTGTTCCGCCCAATGCAGACAGCACAACTGCGGAAACGACAGTAGGACTGATATAGCCTGTTATTCTGACATAGCCGTGCTGGATAGAATCGTACACGTCAAGATTATATGTCGCTTTGCCGCTGACCCAACCTTCCATAGTTACTCGATAGATTGCATTATCTTCATCTTCGGAATCCGAATAATCTTCGTTAATTGAACTCGACACATTGTATCGGGTGTAAACACTCGACCATGTTTCGCCATTATCGTAGCTGCGTTCAAATTTAACTGTCCCGCTCCATGTTCCCTGCACATTGAGCTTATATTCGCCGGATACCGCAATTGTATTGGACGAGCCGTTTGCCGCAAGTGTGCCATTTAAGTTGGACTTGTCTTTTTTGTACGAAATTTTCCAGAGAGCTCCTACATATCTCTCTTTAAATATGCCGTCTGACGCTGTCAGTGTAATGCTGCCGGTTGGTGCTGACGGAGTTATTGTAACGGCGGTGTCATTTTCATCTTCAAACGGTCCGTTGCTGTAGTTTATCTGTTCGAGTATCCACGATGTATGACCTGTCCGCGACAGCTTTTGCGGCGGATGGTTGGGACATACAATATACATTACATCGGCGCTTTGAACATATCTTAAGTAGGGTAAATCTTCCGCAGTAAACGGCGTGGTGATCTCATATATATTCTCTGAATCGTCAAGAATTCTGCCTTTGCTGCGGTAAAACCGCATATAAAGATGGCCTGCCTCGATGATATAAGCGTCTGTTTTGGAAAACTCAAACGGTATCAATATAGTTCTGCTTGTGGAGTCTTTGACCTCTGCAATGTACTGCAGTCCAGGTCTTCGTCTAACAGGCCCCTGCGGCGTTACCAGCATATTTTCAAGCGTTTTGCATGCGTTGTTGTACTTAGAAAAATCTACACGGGCTTCTAAGTAGCTTGTAACCTCACCTGCATTAAACGCTGTGATACCGTGCATCATATTTATGCCCTTCCGCCTCTGCGGCCTTTCAGCCAGGAGCATTTTAATCTGTCTGCATTATTGACAGTATCGTTTACATATTGTTTTTTTTGGTTTGCGGCCCGTGCAAACGGCAGAGCGATATTGTAAAATTCTTCTTTCAGCCGCTGCGATATGCTGCTTTTAGGATTATTGTTTGCCGCAAGCTCTGCTGCAAGTTTAAGTGTCATAAGTTCCCAAACGGACGGACTGTAGGTGTTTACATCTTCGTTGTCAAAAATGTATTTTATGTAAGCTGAGTCCTGCGTTTTATTGGTTAGGTCGTTGGTAAACAGCAAACCGGCGAATTCCTGATAGTCGTATTTTTGCCGATGGTCTTGTTCGCCGATCTGTGCAATGACTCTGATATTGTCTGCCGGCAGGTTAAATGCGTATTGCCATTCGGCCTTTGCTGTGTCAGTAGCCACCTGGCCGCCGAGGTCGGCATATTTTATTGATTCCTGCCAGTCCCACAGATTAAGCACCTCTCTGCGGACCTGCGGGATAAGTATGCGGCAAAGTATGCCAATATCAGATACATCAGTTTCAACATTTTCGAGCGTTTTCTTGTCGAATCCCCCACCGATTTTGATAATTGCTCGATTTGCAAGTTCCGTAATAGTACGCTGTTTCATAATCAATCCATATTATCTATTTTAAGATCAAATTAGGGTCAAACTGCATTATTTGTTTTGCTATTTGTTTCGCCTGTTCCGGCGTCAGCACTGCGTTTTTTCCCGTTGCGGCGGACATAACAGACGACAATATCCAGGCAATTGCAAAAATAGCTGCCGCTATCGTTTTCCAGTCCTTTAGCGTTGCAACAAAAGATGTGCTGTTTTTTGACGGACAATTCAGTCTGTGCGTTTCAATGCTTTTTTCGATATTTTCATTCATTGTTTTAGCAAATTCCTGAAAACCCTCAAGCATTGCATTTTTGATAGTTAATTGCATATTCTCTTTTTCTTCGGGCGTCATAAATTGTCCTATCTGAAAATCACGGTTGGTTTTTTGTAACGGTACTGCAAAACATTCATATTCATCCAGAACGGGTTATAAGGTTCATATTTGCAATGTACCGAATTGCTTATCGCACCGGTGTAATGATTTGCAAGGTCGTCGTATATTTGTGCTGCGGTGTTATTTGTTCCATCATAATCACAATGAAAGCGTACGATTGCCGCCGGTGAGATGATAAAACTCGACCACTGATACAAGTCTCCGGCATTTGCTCTTGTTTGTGTAACATACCCCCTAAATTCATAAAAATTATCACCGGAGTAACCGGTGTAGCTGTCAAACAGATACACTCTGACGTTATCAATTTCACCTTTGAAGTTTTCGCCTATTATGAAATTGGCAGTGTTGTTATAGTCAATAGCTGATACTCCAATCCATCCGCTTGCTGTATAATCGTAATTATTATTGCCGATTGCTTCATAGTTGATGTCTATCTCTGCGTATCCGTTGCAGTCGTACGCAAAACCGATGTTATTCCATAGCCCGTTATCTATTCGCCGTTTTCCGGTAACTGTGGATACAAGCCCGCTTGATGAATAAAGCCTTAATGTCGGCCTGCCGTTTATAAGCTGAAAAACATATCCGGCCTGCCCTGCCGCGTACTTACTGCAAAGCGTGCCTTTGGGACTGCGGGTTTTGACATACATCGCAATTCCGCGTTTATTTATGAGTTCAAAATCACAGCTGTCTGCGACGGTAACATATCCGCTGCCGTCAAAGGATAATTGTTTTTGGGGGTTCGCTGAAACTGTTACTACGCAATTCGCCTCGTTGGAATATTGATAACCATCATAGGCCTTATATTGGAACGTCAACGTTTCCGCCGCATTCGCCGAAAGCCATACTGTGTTACCGTTGTTTCGCAAAAGGTGCGGAAACTTTTTAATCTTGCCTACACATGAAGCCGGGTCTTGCAAATATGCGTCACCATCATTACAGCCCTGCGTTATATAGTATTTGAGTTTATCGTTTTCATTGTCTGCTGCCGTCAGCGTAATTGACTTAATTTCATAAGTATTTGCGTCAACGCTTTTATTCACTGTAACCGGGGCAACATTACTTGCTGTCGTAAAATCCCATACATCCCCTGTTTGCGTATGTCCGTTTTTCTGCGTGTCTATTCGCCAATAATACTTTGTATTATACACCAATACAGGGCTGTATGTTAGTGTCGTTTGATTTTGTACAAACGGCGGCGGATTTGTTGTGCCGAAATAAACATCACACGTTGCCGTAACCGCACACCAGCTCAAACTTTGACTAATCGGTATATTCGTTGCGTTGTTTACGGGCATTGGATTTTCTGCTTTTGTCGGCGGCGATAGGGTATCGCCAGTCCAGTTATTTGCGAACGCCGCGAAGTCGAGAAAATTAACCATATCATCATCAACAAAATCGCAAAGTGTGCCGCTCGTTAGCCACTCATCGGCGAAAATATGCAGGTCGAGTGTATCGACAAAACCATCGCTGTTTATGTCGCCAATTACGGCATAAGCGTTAATCGTGCAAAACAAACAGATTGTAATGATTGCTTTTTTCATTCTATTTGGCAAACGTCTATAACTACGTCTTTTCCTTTTCCCGGCAGTTTAAAATTTATTCGTTCAGGGTCGTGCTTTAACATCATCAAAACCCGCTCTTTTGCCTTGTCCGGTGTTAATCCGTCAAAGATTATTTCCGCTATTCGAGATACCTCAACTATCGTTGCTTTTGTTTTCATTTAATCAGCAGCCTTTCTGAATACGGCAGAATTGCATCATCACTTCTGAATGTTATCAGTAAATACCCTAATGTATCTGTATGGTCAGCTGTCAAAGTCAATTTCCAGTATCCGTTCCGGATATGCGCAAAATTGCTGCTCGTAAGAGTTATTTGCGTTTCCGACGTATCGTTTTTGTATATATAGCATTTGACATCATTAAGGTCTGCGAATGCTGTTACGGGTGTTTTGCCGTCTGCACTGTCAACTAAACAGCCGATAATAACGTCCTGCTGTGTACTGCCCGCCAAAAAAACAAGATTGGCGTTAAGGACGTATTGCGGGTGTACATTAGTCGTCGTGTTTTGACTGTGTATATAAGCCGCGTACCATTGATTCGAATTACTATCTGAAGTCTTGAAAATTCCCGTAGTTCTGACGTTAGAGTCTCTGCAGTCGATGTCATTCCTTTTAACGACAAAGTCCGCGCTTGTACGAGGGTCGTCATACGCATTAAAACCGATTGCGAAGGCGTACGGCTCATTAAAATCAAATTCTCTGCCGTAAACAAAACTGCTTGTTGCGTTATTACCAGCGACTGTGTCCCATCCGCCTACTGTTGAATAATCGCCTCTTGCCTTATTGTTGTAGCCCCAAACTGTAGAGTCTGCCCCTAATGCCTTATTAAGCATACCCCACGCTGTAGAACAGATGCCGTTAGCATCATTAAACGCCCCCCAGCTTTGCGAATACATACCGGCCGCTCGGTTGTTTTTCCCGAAGGAGTTTGACCATTGACCTATTTCGTGGAAAATATTAGGGTCACCTACCCGAAAGGCATTATATTCAGGCAGCCATTGGAAACCAGAAGTAAAAAACTGTTCACTGCTGCGGTTTGTTACTACACCGCATACGGCGAAATTGGGTATAAGCAAACAAATTGTGATAATCTTTTTCACTTTTTAAGGCTTCCGTGAATATACACTTTCAAATTGTTTAAAACGGAGTGGCTTGTGCCTCGTCTGCCGATATATATATCACCGCGTATCCAGTGGCCGATTGATGAGTTTGAATTGTTGTCGGTATTGGGGATTGTGTAGGTTTTAGCCCCGTCTGTGGCGTTAACTGTAAATTCGGCAAGCTTATATAGTTTTTTGGTTTTGAGTGCCGCTGTCGGTTCCGGCGGGTCGTACCATATATCAACGGTGAACGAAGTGTCTGTGCCGTTCGGGTCGATAGTTAGTTCGTACAAAGCTCCGCTGAAATTTTTATATACCAGCGTATTTGCATCGTTGAAGTCTGTAGGCTGCACAACTCCGGCACTGTTTACGTCGGTGTATAGTTCGTAATAGATGGTGATTGCCGATTTGTCTATGCTGTCCTGACTGCTGCCGGTTCTGACAGTTGCGTTAGGATCTGCTAAACTCATGCTGCAGAGCCAAAGACCGACAACATATACCAAAATTTTTGAGTTTTTCATCTTTTGCATCCTTTAAACTATAGGGCGGAGTTTATCCGCCCTTTTAACTATGAGTTGGCGTCCGGATTTATAATTTGAAAATTTGTTCCGTCATAAACGCACATTACCATACTATGCGCTTCAATATAGTCATTCGGCGGGTCCTGGTCATGCAGTGCCTTTAGTGCCTTTGCTCCCAGCGAATTAACATTCAGGGTGCATGCTCCGACATTGGCAGTGTTTGCATCAAAGATTACCATCATTCCTTTTGTATATGCCGTCGGTGCAGGATTTAAGGTAACTTTATATGCGTCGGTTCCGTTTACATCGGCGGCGTAATTCATCGTCGGTGCTAAAAGCCGTGTCGTTGTTAACTCGTTGAGCTGCTTTGATGAACCGACAATCAGCGCTTTATTGGCCGTTGTGGTGCCTGCGGTTGCGTTGAGAAGTTCCCAAACTTCGTTCAAAAACAGTTTCAGAGGGTTATCGGCCGCCGGCGAATATATTTTCGCACTTCCGTAGTCTATATCTGCGGCGGAATTTGTTATTGCAAACGCCCAAACTGCGTAAAGCAGACAAATTATGCTGACACAAATACATATCTTGATGGTTATAGTTTTCATTTTTGCTTCTCCATAAAGGGGCGGACCAGCCGCCCCTTAGTTAATTGTTAAAATTTACACTTTTTGCTGTTTGAGCGGATACAGTGGGAATGGGTCGATAGAAACGTCCAATTTCCCGGCGGATGCCGCTTCACTTACCGGATTCCAAAATGCGCCGAGATACTTATCGCATATTGCACCTGGCACCTGTACACTGAATCTTGCGCCTTCTGTAAGCATTGCCGCTGTCAGTGGTTTGTCATCGTTGCCGATTGAGGCAAGTACTCTTGCACCTGTGACAAGGTCTGCATTATCGCTCGTACGAAGTTCGATTGCAGCGCCGCTGGCCATACCGGCGAAGGCCGTTTCCACAATAACGTTAAGGTATGACGGGCCGAGCATATTGTCCACAGCCCCGCCTTCTTCAAGGTCAAGGTAGTTGCCGATAATGGCGGCTGTTGTTACTGCCTGTGCCTTGGCAAGTTCTAAATTTTTATCACCAAACATTTTTGTTTCCTTTCAATAAAATAACTACGCCGTTACGGTTGTTTCACTGTCGCTGATTGCGTCTAATCTGCGGACAATAACGCCTCTGAAAGTGGTCAGTTTTTTACCGCCTAATGCGGAATCTATGCTGTTCCAGTTCATATTAGCCTTGTCTTTGCCGCGTATTTCGCACTGTGTCAGCCGTGTAGGGTTCATATAGATACGCGTCGTTGCCGGGTTGAAGTGTCCGCGATTGAGCAGTTCAATAAGCTTGTCTTCACTGAAGCTGTTCGACCCGCCGATGGTGGGATTAATGTTACAGTATCGACCTATTTTCAGCTCGTCTTTGACCGCAAGGCCAACCCACCACTTAAACTGTGTGGCATAAACATAGTACGGGTTATTGTTGCCATCGAACGCTTTTTCTTTGCCGTTGGCTGAGCCTGACGGATTGGTGTTGATAGTAAGCCCCAGTGGTCCTCTGTTCGCAGCTGCTGCCGGATAAATTCCGTAAGCCCCCATACGTCCCCAGTCAACAACATAAACCGATGTACCGCCGGCATTCCCGCCGTCAAAAACTGTGATTTGGTCGAGGTCATTAAGCCGCTGCTGCAAGCCGTCAAAGCATCCGTCATTTCCTGCTATTTTGCCGGCAATAAACGCCTCGGCTAATTGCTGTGCAAGACCTTGTGTGAATGCTACGTCTTCGCTTCGGCGTGTTGCTTTTTTGTCCGGCGCATTATCGATGATGTCCTCGTCGATTTCGCTGCGGGCCTCGAGCAGTGCTACGGGTTCTTCAACGACTTGTGTTGTGGAAGCTTTGCTGGCAACGCCCTGGTAGGCCTTTCGCCACGTGCCGGTTGGCAGCGATGTACGGCGTGCTATCTTTTCGGTCAAAATTTGGTTGCACTGAAACCACGGTATATCTTCAAGCATCTCGTTGGTTTCGGTCATCACTTCGGCGATGTCGAGCATGGCCGCACCGTCTTTATGGAGCCTTTTGGACAGTTCCATAAATGACATTTTTGAATTTACATTAATTTCAGACATTTTCTGTTCCTTTCAAAGTAGATTATATGTTTTCGTTACCTTCGTCGGGAGGTGTCCCCTGTCGGGGGCTCGCCTTGCATTTTTATGCCTGCCGTGGCATCCCTTCTTTCGGGACAGCATTCAGGCTCATCGCAAGATGAGGTGTCTGAAATTTATTAGTCAGTAACTAATAGCTGGCTTACTATTGGCTAATGACTATTGATTATTGCTTTTCATCTCATTTCCGGATAATCGAGTATTCCCTGTGCGGTTTTAGCTGAACCTTCGCCGCCGGTTATTTCCCCTTCCGCTACGTGCGTTGGGGCCATCTTTAACAAAAACTTTATGAGTTGCGGGTTATTGCCTTTATTTGCCTCAAGTTCTTCTGCCAGTTCGATTGAACCTTCCTTTTTAAGCAGGTGCTGCACCATCGCAAATTTTGTTTTAAACTCCGGGTCTTTGTCAAATTCGGCCAGTACTGCCGCTGTTTCTTTTGTACGTTTTTCCTGCGCTTCGATTTCTGCTTTTTTCTGTGATTCTCTATACGCTGCCCATTGTGCCATAAGCCTCTGATGCATCGCATCAGACAGCCTCTGTAAAGCTTTTGGGCTGATGCCCTCTTCGTGAGCAATTGTGATTGCTTGGCGTTCAAGCTCTTCATCGTAAGTCTGGCCTTCCGGCATTTGCGGTCTGGTAAGTTTGTAGTCTTCCGGCTTATCAGGTATCCCCTGATATTGTCGGATTTTGGCGGCAAATTTTGCCTTCTCTTCATCGGTTGCTTTTTCACCTGGTATTTGAACTGAACGGCCTACCAGTTTCATGGCTTCAAGCCCGCCTTTTATGGCGTCTTCGGGCGTTTTGTATTTGCTTAATGCCTTTTGGGCTTCTGTGTCGGCCTTAAAGACCTCGTTGGTTTTTGTCCAGTGTTCTTCTAACACCTGAGTGTCCTGTGTATTTGGGTCTGTGTTAGTTGCTTCAGACATAATTTTCCTTTCTATTTGTTGAGAATCATTTTTATGGTTTCTGCTGTAACGTGGCTGGGCAGTTTATTGGCCTCGATCAGCGTTTCAACTATTGGTTTGCATATTTTTTGCGCTTCTTTGACTTCAACTCCGCTGCGCAGTTTACCTTCCTGGTTCACGTATGTCGATAATTTGCTGCACATTCTGTCAATTTTTTGTTCTTCCGTCTCTTCGGCGATGATTCTCACTTTTTTGGTCAGCTCGGTGTTCTGTTCTTCGAGTTCTTTTATGCGGCTTTGCAGGGCGGCCAATTCTTCGCCGCTTGTTGTTTTACTTTTTGTCTCTTTTGCTTCTGCCATTGCTATTTCACTTTCTGTTTTGGAATAACTGCTGTGTCAGTTTTAACAGGCTTTCCCACGTAGGAATGCCTTTAGCCGTATAGTCAAGCAGTCCAATGCTGACGAGTATCTCTCTGGCCTTGTTCGCTCTGGCTTGCTGTTCCGGCGTGTTTCCAAAGATGAATAAATCTTCAATAAGATGCGCTATTACTCGTTGACCGTCAGAACTCTTGGCAAGCTGCTGATATGCGTTCTGCAATTCCTTTTTATAGATTTCCATTTGCAGCTGCGTTTTTTTAAGGTCTTCTGTCATCCTGCAATCTCCGCAAGCGGACTATCTTTGGGGGTTGTTTTCTGCAGAGACGGTATTGTTTTAGCCGCCTCTGCCGCCATTGCAGCCATTTGCATCTGAGCCTGCTGGTTGGCAATATTCTGTATAATCTGCTGATACTCATCGTCCGGGACAATGAGTTCCTGGTCAAAATTTTGGCTTTCAAGCTGTTTTTCGATGAGTTTGTCCCAGCGTATTTTTCTGACAGTGTTGGGGTCTATCGCCATCAGGGGTTGTATAGTTGCAATAGCATTGGACAGTCTTCGCACCGAGTGCGATAGCTTTTGTGCCTGGAAAATCGGCCCGACAAAATTAATTTTGGGGATACCGCCGCCGCGTTCAATTACGATGTCCGGCGGTTCTGGAAAATCATCGTTGTACTCGTATTCGAGAAGAAACGCCCTCTGCATAAGATTATCAAGACAGCCCGTTGTCAGAAGCCCGACCCGTGTAATCATAAGCGTTGCCTTTTCGCCTGCCATTTCTATTATTTGCGTTGCGGTTGGCGGACTGCCGCCTTTGCGGACAAGGTCGTTGAGCATCAGGAAAAAGTCCACACTGCACCACTCTTTGATTGCGTTGTCGATTTTGGTTTCGAGTAGTTCCCCTGCCGATAAATTAATCGTCCCGTCGTAAAGCGGTCGGATCTTACCAACCATATCAGGATCAACATACGTCTGACCATTGGGGTAAGTTTGTATAAGCCCTCTTGCGTCAGTCGGTGCAATAATAGGCTTGTCAATCTCTTTTTGTGTGCCAACAATCAGCGATGCGCGTATCTCGTTTAGCCCCCGAATATCTGCGATTGCAAGATGACCTATGCCGCGAGCATAGTTTTCGTCAGTTTCTTTTTCATACATGGCAAGAGATACCGGGCAGGTATGAAACCAGCTCGTTTTAAGAGGCTTGAATTGCTCTGTGTCAGGCAAACTGGGGTCAATGTATAACTGCACCCACGGTCTTTTTGGTTTCTGGGGGAAATCTCTGATAATCGGGTCGTCAGACCTGATGATACACATCAAAACATCGTATTTCTCGTTTTCAAGATTATTTGCCAGTGCATTTTTTATTTTGTCGCTGAGTTTGTCCTCGCCGAACTTTTCCCGCATCTGTATGGCTGTCATCTTGTATTTCCTGTGATATGCTAAAATTTCGCCATCGGAATCAAGCAGCCAGTAGTTCTGTTTTGGGTGCGGTGAACAATAGGTTATTTTTTGTTTTTTCCAGTTCCATTCAGATAATATTACAGAGTTGCCAAAGGCCAGATAACACCTGAAGTGCGACGGGATTACCTTGTAAAAGTTTGACCCTTTAAATCTGCCGAGCATAAAACGCTTACACTCCTGCAGCCATTGCCGAACATTGTCATTATCCTGCAGCACGGGGTCCTGCATCTCGTAATCAAACCAGTCTATATGTTCGGAAACGGTATATCCCTGCATACCGTCAGCGCATATTCGAAGGTATCGCGGCGGGTTGGTATTGAAAATTTCGGTGCCCGTTTCCTGCCCCTCTGCAACATCATCATTAAACGGCATCATGGTGGGCTGGAATAA